TTAAGTTGGGTGCGATCAACGATGTGCATGATAGCCCGACCACATTCGTCAGGTGTCATGTTGTTGAACTTGTCGTAATCAAACTTTTGCATGGGTTGTTTTCTTTCTTGAACGAGTACGCTTCACTGGCTGACCCCACAGGTTCCCTAAGGCCCCCGTTACGATATTTCTCAGTGAATATTGTTGTCCCTTATCTAGGACGGATCGGTCAAACGTGACACCATCAACAGTAATTGAATTGTTGGTGGCTCCGTATTTCATAACGATTGATGTTTGTTTCATGTGATCAAACCTTTGTTTTGAATTTCCAATACACAGTGTTAATGTTAGGCGAAGAAGAACGGGCTGTTGTTTACCTCATTCAAATCCAGTGTTCCTTTACCGGGCGGTGATGTTATTTCTGCTTTTATGTGATGTTGATTTTCCTTCCTGAATTGCTCCAGTACATCGTTGTCTTGATACATCTGAACGAAGGCCTTGCGGATGTTTACCGAGAACTGAGCGGTGTTCGAGGCGTGTGTTGCAAAGCTGTCATGGATGGCGGCGAAGGATTGCATACTTGTTCCTTCTGATAGGCGTAGGCATCGCACGAGGGCAGCAGCGTCCATACTGTGGATAAAGTTAGGGGCGATACTACTTCTCTGTCTACGAGCATTAAGGGATAAAGGTACATTCTCAGAGATGTTCAACTGAACCCGTCCATTAATGTTTGTGTCAACGATTGAGGTCTTTGTATTCTCATAGCGCATCACGACTGGGAAACCCTCTGGTGTCACCCAGTGGACAGGCTTCTTTCCTTTTGAGAGCAATGCGGTGGTCTGTTGAAGCCAACCCATAGCAACCCTTGCGGCCACCACGACTTCACCTATAGATGACCAGACGGTGCTAGAGAGGTAGTCAATGGCTGGTCGCCACTCTTCCACTGAGAACGGGTTCTCTTTACCATCGGCTATCTGCTTCTTCACAGCCTCTTCCACATAGGATCGGCACGAGGAAATGGTTCCACCATATGGCAGCACCATAACTGGACGCTTGGTGATCGTTCTATCAATGCTAAAGACGTACCACTTGGCAGCATTAGTATTATTGTTTGATACCTCCTTTAAGAGAGTGTCCATGACCACCTTGGCCACCTCACCATAAATGTCCTGAGGCTGGGGTGAGGGCAGAAGGTTCACAGCAGCACCACCAACCGGATCGCGTAGGATTGCCGAGTAGTGTTGGATACCATTGCACGTTCCATCCAGAGCTATCGGGATGTGAGACATGAAGCCCCAGCCCTGCTCTAGGAAGTCCGTCCACTCGAAGCACCACGTTAGAAAACAGAATGGACTATCTGCCTCAGTCCACCAGCGGTTTTCTATTGGATCAGCAGCACAGGCTTTGATTTCCTTCGTGTGGCTTAAGACCCAGTTGATACGTTCGGGCATTGAGATTTTATCCTCACCGAATGTATTGGCTCCGTGGACAGCTAACCAGTCACCCTGCTCCTTATTCTCAATAGCCCCACCCTCAGCAAACACGAGCAATGACTTAACAAAGTCTGGCCCCTGTGGATTGAGTATCTGTGGGATAGGATAGACACGGCCCCTAAAGTCGAGGTTGTAGGGGAAGTAGATCGCATCATACTTGCTATATTCTGTGGCCAGTTCCTTAGCCTTTAGAAGTGACACACGTTTTGAAGTTGAGACTTCGTTCACGGTGTATACATCACGGGCCGCACGTTTCCACGCCAGCCTAGCCTCTTCGTTGGTATCAATATCCTCTGGCTTAGGAGGTAGATCAACATTCTCCAACAACGGAAGGACACCATAGTCCTGACCAGAGGCAACCATTGTGTTGATGACCTCAAGTGTCCGAGGTTCAATCTTCCAAGCGGTTTTCTGGAGCATGTTAACCCCGCACATCATGTTGGACAGGTCTGCTGTCTCTAATAGCTTCCGGTGATCCCTCGTCTGTGCCTTAACAAATTTGGGAGGATACACAAAAGCATCTGAGTGGTAACCACCATCCAGCATCCCAGTCCAATCCTTAGGTGGAACAATACAGGGCAGATAGATGGGCATCATCACCTCTAGCTGACCCTCAATAGATAGGAGCCAAGTACGAAAGCGTTCTGTCATCTGCACAACATATTGTCTGCGCTTACCACCCTTGGAGCGAGTGATGATCTCACCCAATCCAGTAGCCTCCAGCATCAGGTGTATCAGTTTGGTTCCAATGGCCACCTGTTCGGCTGTCGTCCAGTGCTTCCACTCCTCGTTCTGTGCCTTGATCACATGATTGATGACCTTACGTCTGTGTTCAATATGACCTGTCCTCTTTTGGAGGTCAGCAAGTACAGTGGCACAGAGCCTTGGGTGCTTCCGTTCGAAGTGATCAATTCTGCTCTCCATTTCTACATTCATTGCAGTGTTGATGGCCATCTGAACTAGCTTAGGACTGTGAAGAATATTATCCAGCAAAGTCTTGGCTGTGAGGTAGGCAGCAGTGTTTGGGTCTATGTCTTTTAGGTAACGCACCAGCACATGGCGACGACCAGCCTTGCCTGTGTTTGCCTCCTCAATGAAACGCTGTATGGCGGTGGCTGTAGGATTGATGACGCTCTCCAAAATGAACCGCATGGGTTTACCCTTGGTGGCATCCTTTGACTGATAGGCCTCATTCATCTGGCGATGGAACCGTTCCACACCGAGTGAAGCCATACGCTCTTCCAGCTTAAGCTGTTCGTTCATTAAATCCATTAGTAAGTCCTCCAGAGTGTTAGCCAATATTTCAGGCGCAGCATCTTGCTGTCCCTCGTGAAAGTTTTGTCGGGGAAAATGTGGAACCACTTGTATCCGTGAGCCTCTTCCATAATGCGGATCATAGGCGCGGCTTCTGGGTGATGTTTGCGGATGAAGTGGCGATACATTGTTCGACCACACCATGACCTACGGTAAGTTCTCCATGACGTTACTGGGTGGTGTCTTACATCGTGCTTTGCGCGGATTGCTAGTTTATCGAAGTCTCTCAGGCGACCCAGCGTATCCAGTGTGAACACTGCGGTCAGCGCAGCCCCAACAGCTATTGCAGGGATATTCGTGTGGATAAGGCCATAACCTAAGAGGCAAGAGGACGCTGATGTTAACGCTAGTGGTGGCCATACGGCTCTAATAATTGGCATTTTGATACTCTCTCTCTTTTGATTTGGCACAGTTGGCACAGATTTTTGGCACAACTCTTCCTACATATAGGATCGACCTATGAATGGGACGTATCCGTTGCATATGTGGGACGATTGAAATAAAAGAAAACCCAGACTGGGCTGGGCTTCTAAGTGGTTGATTTGATTGATTGTCCTGTATGTGGGTGGAGGCCTCGTCCGGAATCGAACCGGAATAAAAGGATTTGCAGTTCGTCTGAAACCCTTATAAACCCCCGTTTGTTGCGTCTGATGTGACACTAGAAGAGGCCTCTTGGCACAGCTTTTGGCACAGATTTTTAAGGCCCACAATACTCTTTATCAACCGTGCCTCCTCAATTCTCCATTAGGTTGACTACATCAAACAGGGCCGATGGGGCCATCTTTGCGTATAGCATTGTTGTTTTGATATCCTCGTGACCAAGCCAGTCCTTCACACGCCTAATGTCCACTCCTCGCATAACCAAGCGGGAGGCACAGGTGTGTCTTAAGACGTGAGGCGTGAGCCATCCCCATCCTAGGTTCTGACGCATACCATCCCATCTGGCTCGGAGCGATCCGGGTGTTAGGCCATAGAATGGGCCATCTGAGAGTGGGTATTGTTTCTTCCTGTTGATTAGGATTTGTTGAACCCGTTTAGTGGTTGGAACAACTCGCCATGAGTTTGCCTTCGAATGATTGAAGGTCACCCGATCCTCACCAACATTCTCCCAAGTGAGTTTGCCAGCATCCACGTAGGCTCTGGCTCCAGTGTCAATTAAGAAGATCGTCAGGTCTCTATTGAAGGGATCAGAAATCATGTCCCAGTATTTCAACAGGGTAGCCTCTTGCTCCTCCGATAACCAGTCTAGGCGACCCTTGCCCTCTTTGGTTCTTCTGATCTTAGGCATCCGGTCTAGGCTGCAACGCTCATCATCAATACCCACATGGAGCATCTTAGATAGGGCTGCCAGCTTCCGATTAGTGGTGTTGCTGGAGTTGCCCAGTGTACCCTCACAATAGGTACGGAAGCCTTCGATCTCACTATTGGTGATCTCAGCGGCGATCTTGTCTCTGCCAAAGTATTCCGTCACCATCCGACCATTACGGTTTAAGTCATTAGCTGCCAGAGCCTTGTCCCAGAAGTATTTGCCTGTCTCCGTGAAGAGGAACCCCAGAGTGTTGGGATTGGTTCCCCGTGGGGCATCCTTCTGGCTCCCGCTGGGCATCTTAATGTCCTTTCCAAGGGACAAATCTTCCAAAGCTGAGAGTTCCCATCGACGGGCCTCAAATTCTCCTTGGAAGCTTACTCTTTTTCTGGAACCATCTGGTAGCTTCACATCAGCTTGCCACTGGTTTCCTCGTTGTCTAATGGTCATGATTATTTCTCCAGTATCAGATTGATTTCAGCTAACAGGCGTTGACCCTTTGTGGTTAGGGCGCAGACAGATTGTCGGCCATCCATTGGGTCTTGAACCACGACGATAAGGTCTAGGCCTCGCCGTAATTCGTCGGTCTCTTTATCCCTCTTCCAGTGTTTGGTTGAAAGATATTGTGTAATGCGGGAG